ATCTTCGGGTCCTCCTGGTTCCAGTTCCGGAACCAGAGATCCTGGTCGATGGGCATCTTGAGGATCTGCCACCCGCTCTGTGCCGCCAGAACCACGCTCGCCGACTTCGACCCGCGTCGCAACGTCAACGTCCCATCTCCGGAACCGATGGAGCGATTCCAGGCGATCTGGAGGTAGTGCGGTGCCCTGGGGTTGAACTGCGCCCGCTTCACGTTGAAATTCTGCGTCACCTTGTCGTTGGCCTTGAACTTCAGGGACGCGGGCGTTGCGTCCCCGGAGAAGTCCCGATAGTAGTTCGTCTGGTCAAGCTCGAAGTTCGAGATCGCGGAGTTCACAGTCCAGTCGGTGATCGCCGAAAGGGACGTGATCGACGTCCCGCTATACTGCGAGAAGGACGGGTTCGAGATGTACCGGAACGAGTCATTCGCCGAGATCGCCTTTATGGAGCCGCCTCGCCCAGATCCGGTCGACTTTAGAATATCCCTCTCCGCCGACGAGCCGGTGAAGTAGAAGACCTCCTCGTGTTCCCTCGCCCCGGAGTGTTCGTCCGCGGTACATTCCGCCGTCTTCGAGTCCGCCGTCTGAGCTTCGATCGTCTGCGTCCGCTCGTCCAGGTTCAATCGGTGGATCAACCCGTTCCCAACGGCACCCGAGAACGTCGGCGTCCCGAATGAGAACTGCCTCGAGTTCACCCGGAGCGTGTTGTCCATCATGTAGTCGTAGATGCGGCCGATCATCGCGTCGGTCGACACCTCCGGATAGCCGACAAACTTGGCGTAGTCCGCGATCCCAGGAGAGATCATTCCCGGCACACGCTGCATCGCCAGGACAAGGGCCGACCTGAAGTCCCTCAGAGCCGCCGAGTAAACATCCCCGTAGTTCGACTCGAGCGACTGGAGGAACACGTCCTCCATGTTGATGAAGTTGTCCCCGACGTTGACCGACGACCCGGCCGCCACATGGGTCCCGCAGAACTTGCGGAACTCGTTGGCGATCTTCGCCATCTGCTTGATCTGGCTCTCGATCTCCGCCCTGGTCGGGGAGGCCATTTATTGCTCCTTCCTGCCCCTCTGAGCCGACACAGCAACCTCCGGCTCGACCTTGAAGTCCTTGGGGACGTCCATTGGAGCCACGTCGCCATCGGCACCGATCGGGTCCAGGAGAGCGCGGGCCGCATCCTCGGAGATCCTCTTCAGGAAGAGGAATCTCCCGAGCGGCTCATCGTTCGCCGACCGCTGGTATCGCTTGTCCGTCATGTCCAGGATGAACCCGCGGGAATCCTTCCGCGACGTCCATCGGACGACCTTCTGCTTTACCCTCTCGACCAGGGCCTTCGCCTCCGCCTCCGTCAGTTGGATGAAGTCGCCCCTCCGGAGGGATCTGGATGTCGTTCCGGTCCCGCGATCCAGCAGGACCGTCTCGGCCGCCTTCGTGAACGCCGCCGCGATCTTGAACCCATCGCCCTTGGCGCTCACATGGACGGTCTGGTGCGGACACCCGGGAAGGGTGCCCAGGTGATACCACCAGAGCTTCGCCTCCCTGCTGTTGCTCTCCGCGACCGGCGGGAGAGGGTCCTTTACGAGCGCGTCCTGATGGACCGGAGCGGGCGGAACGTCGTTCCCGCCCTTCCCGCCAAGGAGCGACCCGAGCGTGACGAGTCCGGGGCGTGTGGGTTCTGCCATTTTCGTTCTCCTTTCCGACTCACGGACCTCCCGCGCAGGGAGGGTTCTCGCTCAACCGGCGAGCCTAGTTGTTGACCTTGACGGCTCCGATGGGAAGGGCGAGCCCGTAGCCCCAGGTCGCCATGACCTTGTAGGACTCGAGCTTCGTGTTCCGCGCCCGCTCGGAGTTGTCCACGTTCTCGTAGAACTCCTGAAGCCCGATCGCCGCCTGGTGGAACACCGGCTTCTTCGGAGCCCCGTTGAGGAAGACGTACCAGTCGTTGTCCCCGATGTAGAACGTAGGCCAGAGCGTGACCTTCAGATCCGCGTCGAGGATGATGTTGCTCACGCCCGCCGAGGAGCCCTGGGTCAGCTTCTGCTGGAACGCCTCCGCGAACACCTGGGAGTTGCCCGCGCCGTAGATCACCGTGATCCCCTGGTCGATGATGCCGGGATTCCAGAAAGGCTGGCCCTTTCCGTCCTGCATGAGGCGGAACTGCTCCACCGCGTTCCAGAGGTCCGTTCGGATGGCCGCCGCCGTTGCGACGCCCGTCCCGGTCATGAGGTTTCCGCTCGACACGCCAAAGCGGTTCGCGCCGCCGGCAGTCGTGGCGAAGAAGGCGGCCCCGTCCGGAGCGTTGGGCACGAAAGGCATCAGGTCGTTGTCCGTCTGCCCCTGGAGGTACTGGAAGAAGATCCGCTCATGGAGCCGTACCGCGCTGCGGCCCACGTCCTTGATCCGATCCATCAGCGACTTGGTCTGGTCGAAGATGCGGTCGTTCATGTGCCAGTCGACCGCCATCCCCCAGTCGTAGTTCTGCACCGACCAGGAGACGGAATCGAAGCTGTCGTAGGAGATGTTTTCTCCGCGCCGCCACAGCTTCATGTGAGGAGCCGCCAGGAAGTAGCCGTAGTACTCGATCAGCTTGTCGGAGGGAACGTCCCGCTCCATCACGTTGACGAGCCCCGGCGAAACCTCGTTCACCGACCGAGCGTACTGGTCGGCGTAGGTGTTTCGGATCCACTGAAGGAACTGCGCGGTCGTGTGGGCGATCTGGGCCATTTTCTTCTCCTACGCTCTTGGCGTCTCCGTCATCCGTCCTTGTCAGGCCCCCACTAGTTGAGGGCCGCATGCTCCTCGGGCGTAAACAGCTTCACGTCGCAGGTCGTCCCGGAATACCACCGGGTGACGCGGCCCACCGCCTTGAGGTTGGTGGTCGCCGAGAGAGTCAGCGTATCGTCACTGGTCAGGTAGACCAGCGAGTTGACGTCGCTCTGCGCGGCAGCTCCCGTCACCGACACCGCTTCCAGCGTCGGGCCGGAAGCGTCGATTTCGGCCTCGGGATTCGGGGTCGCGGAAGTGTCGCCCGTCACCTTGCGAAGCACGATCCCCTCGAACTTGTCGCCCGCCGCGTCCGCGCTGATGTTCGCGTATCCATCGGCGCGGGAGACGACCAGAGCCCCGGCGTAGAGGGTCACGCCGTTGGCGGCCTTGATCGCCAGGGGATTTGCGAACGCCCCGCGGGGCTTCGTCTTGTAGAACCGATTCGCGCTCAGGGCCATGTCGTTCTCCTTCTTCGACCTTCGTCGTCGTCCGGGGTCAGTTGATCGCGAGGAAGGACTGCCCCATCCCCGCCGCCACGTTCCGCGCCAGCCACGCCTTGAGGCCCGTCTGCCCGACCCGGCTTCCGAGGGCCTTGTAAGCCTTCCAGGACTCGACGGCCAGGGCCAGGGCCTTCTCGCCCTTCCCCTGGTACTCGAGCACCTCCGAAGGGATCGCCTCGCCTCCAGCCGCCGCCGCGATCTGGCCAGCCAGCGGGTCCGCCGGAGGGTCCTGCGGAACGTAGCTCTTGACGGTCGAGACGTACATCGCCAGCGCCTTTTCGCCAAGCGCAGCCGCGGCCCGAAGTTCGGCCCTCATCTTCTCGGTGACGGGCCGCCCCTTGAGATCGGCGACCGCGCCGTCGACCTTTGCGTCGAGATCCTTCTCCGCGGAGAACGCCCTGATCTGCTCCTTGAGACAGGTGATCTCTGCCCGCATCTGAGCCCACTCCGCCGGGTCGAAGGACGCCACCGGAGCGTTGAAGGCACCCGCAGGCGCGGGACTCCCTCCGGCGATCTCCTTCTGCTCCTTGTCCGTAGGCTGCTCGGCGGGCCCTCCGCCCATCGCGGCCTTGTCGTCTCCGATGCCGACGCCCATCTTCTGGCACATCGCGGTCAGGAGGAGGAGGATCTTGTCCATGAGGCTTCCTTCCATCGTTTTGGATTCGATTTTCTTCGTCTCGTCGTCGGCCTTGACGGCCTCACCGGGCTTGCCCTCGACGGCGGGATCCGGAGCGGGCTTATCGTCGCCCCCCTTCTCTTCCTCGGCGTCCTCCGCCCTGTAAAGGAAGTTGATCACTCCGCCGCCAGCCTTGTAGGCCGCCACAAGCGCCCCGTCCTGGACTGAAGACGACACCCTGGCGGACTCGTTCTCGATCGTCAGCAGGGGGAGTTTGAAGTAGGGGGGCTCGTGTTCCAGGAGAGCCAGAGACTTGATCTCGGGCTCCGCGTCGGACTCGCGGGAGACCTCCACCGACCGATACGGGAGCTCACCGGCCTTCACCAGCCGGTACACCCGATCGGGGATCTTGAGGAGGTCGACGAAAAGGATGTCGAGCGGCTTCCCGCCGTACACCATCCGCCGGACCTCTCGAGGCATGAAGAAGCCCGCCCGCTCGACCTTGTCAGAGTCCCCGTGGTGGTGGATGTGGAGCGGGGCCATATAGCCGCGCTCCTCGTAGTCGAGCTTCGCCGTCTCGATCGCCTTCTTGAGCCAGTCGGCGTCGTGATTGACCCCGATCTCCTGATCCTCGATCTTCCCGTTTACCATGACGGGGATCTTCCCGAACGACCGTGAATTCGCCCCGTATGCGGGAACGCCAAGGATATCCCAAGTGCCGTCGGGATTCTGCTTCGCGCTGTATCCGCGGATCTTCTTGTCGCTCACGCCCCTGATTATCCGCGGACATGCTACCGGGTCCAGGCTCTACGGTCGATTTACGGCTTGTGACGTCACTTGGCGTCGCTCTTGCGCGGCGGGCACTTCGCGGATAGGAAACAGACGACCGCCTTCTCGATCACCTTGTTGTGAGGGGCCATCCGCTCCGAAGCGTAGGCGTGAAGGCGCGAATATACGTCCGCCGACAGGCGCAGTGTTAGCTTCTTGCGCGGCGCGTTCGCCCCGAACTTCTCCGCCATCTCGCGCCCCCTTAGAACTTGAACCCAGACGTCTTCCCGGTGAAGCCCGGATCGTTGTAGGCCCCTGCCGGGATGCGAGGCTCCGGGAGTTTCCCGTTGACGAGCTTCACGCCCATTCGCTCGGCCTCGATCGCGTCTACGATCTCGTATGTCCCCCGGCAGTTGCTAATGACGATGCCGCTTGCTACAATCCACCCGTTTACGGAGGAAAGGTCATAAACGTGCCCAGAAAATGCCCGCCGTTCGATCTTGACGACGCGATCCGGAGATATACGTCCGGGGTTCCTCTCAAGCGCCTCTCGGTAGAATTGGGCGTC